CGGTAAACCGCAGAAGCAAGCGATTGCAATCGCGCTCTCAACGGCTCGCAAAGCGAAGCAAGCGGCTGGAAAACCCGTTGGAAAACTGAAAAAATGATTGAGTTTCCTTCAATGGTGTACCGCTCGCCCGGTAAGAATCAGGCGGTAGGTGGCACTTTCGACTACTGCGGCGTTGAATCTCAAGACGAACTCGACGAAGCCCTCTCCTTGGGCTGGAGTTTGACTGTTGAAGATGCTGTGGATGCTTTTAACAAGGCCGTGGAGGCCGCTGAAAGGCTCAAGAACGAGCCCAAGGTGAAGATTGTGGTCAATGAACCGGAATCCGAGGCCGCGCCCCTTCCTGAGGTTGCTGGCGAGCCGGTTTTGCTGGCTGAAGACGACGAAGAAGAAGATAAACCGCGCCGCAGGCGCAAATGACGCATGGGATACACTAAACGCCAGTTCGTTGAGGCCGCTTTCGAGGAACTTGGGCTGGCGTCTTATGTGTTTGACCTGACTGCGGACGAGCTTCAGTCGGCGGTGCGCCGGCTGGACGCCATGGTGGCGCAGTGGTACGCAAAAGCCATCCAGATTGGCTATCCGCTAACGAACTCGCCTGAGAACGCGGACTTGGATACTGAGACGAACGTCCCGATCACCGCGAACGAGGCCATCATTTTGAATCTGGCGATGCGGATTGCTCCGCAGTTTGGCAAAACGCCTTCCCCAGACACCAAGCTAGGCGCGATTTCGGGCTACCAGACGCTCCTCATGCAGAGCGCCAACGTCCTGCAACAACAGTACCCCTCGACGATGCCTGCTGGTGCCGGCAACAAGGATGTGGATTGGCCGTTCCTGCCGGTTCCGTCCATTGCTCCAATCGAACAGGAACCCAACGGTCAACTTCAGTTCCGCTAACATGGCTATTCAAAACCTCGATAACGTCGATAGCATCAGCAACTCGACGCTGTTTGCTGTCAACCAGAACGGGCTCGACTACAACTGCACCGGTTTGGCCGTTGCGAACTTCATCGAGCAGAACATTTCCTTGAATGACAACAGCGTGATTCAGTACGCAGCTCCGCTGACTGGTTCGACGGTGGCGGTTTCTGGAACCGGGGAAAACGTGTGGCTGGTTCTCACGCCTGCATCGAATATTGCAACGCTGACGGTTCAACTTCCGCTGGTTGATGGATGTGTCGCTAACCAAGAGATTTTGATCCTTACTACAAGGACTATTTCTTCGCTTACAATCAACCTAAATGGTGCTCTTGGTTCTGGGATTCCATCTGGATTGGTTGCTGGAAGCGCATTGCGGTTGCGTTTTGAGCCAGTGCTGAAGACATGGTACAATGTGACAGGGTTAAGTTTTATCTCTAGCAGCTCAGATTGGAACCCAGGAACAATTGGAATTGGAGGAGTTTTAGGTTTAAATGTAACGGTTCCAGGAGTTGCTTTGGGAGATTTTGTTGAAGCATCCTTTTCGCTTTCATTACAAGACATTACACTACAGGCTTACGTTTCAGCGGTTGACACCGTGAGAGCGGTGCTCGTAAACACCATAGGTGTTGCAAAAACACTTGGAGCAGGAACGCTGAGGCTTAAGATTACCAAGTAACGCTTTATGACACTTCCTTTTAACCCTTCTTACGGCAGCGGCGCAACGCGCACGGCAACGACGACCTCTGCGCAGTACGCGATTCGGGCTGGTACGCGCAGCGTGTGCGTTACGAACACCGGTGCGACAAATGCCGCTTACGTTCGCGTTGGGCAAGGCACGATTACGGCAACTGCCGCAGACTACATCATCATGCCCGGTAGCCAAGTGTCCCTTGGCAAGTTCGAGGATGACAACGTGATTGCGTTGCTCTCTTCTGCCAGCACAACGACGGTTCACATCATTTCTGGCGCTGGCTTGTGATTCGGTATCTCTCCAGAAGACGGTCAAAGATACCTGCGGCAGTTTCTGGCGTAACGCCGGTGCCGCCTCCAACAGCTTTTTACTACATCCGTCCCGTAGCAGTCGGCGGCGGGTACTACCTACGGCCGGTAACCGGCGATAAATACGTTAGACCCTAAAGCATATGCCTGACATCACAGTATCCAATTCGATTGACACGTTCATGCAGTCTGTTGATCAGGTTGCAATGCGGACAAGCCTAGCCCTTGGTGACGCCGCTACAAAGAACACGGGATCTACCGCAGGGACAGTAGCGGCGGGGGATGACTCGCGCATTACTGGAGCATTGCAGACATCGGGCGGCACGATGACGGGGCGTATTATAGCCGCTGCGGACAATACGATTGCTAAGATTAGCCTTGGAGCAAGAACAGTTGGAAGCTCTCCGACTGCATTGGTTGATGGTGACCTTTGGATTTCAAACCAAGGGGCTCTCAGCTATCGAGACTCAACAGGGCCAACTTCTCGCGCAGTTGCAGCAACGTCTCTATCGAACACATTCAATCAGCCTCAAACGATAGGCAGCACGGCAAACGCTGGAGCTGTGCTTTCGGTGTCAAATAGCGGAACACGGGAGGTTGTCACAATCTCAAACACAGCCACATCAACGAGCGATGCGGTTGTCATCACGAACCTCGGTTCTGGGAACAGCCTAGTTGTCAATGACGAGACTACCCCAGACAGCACTCGGTTTGCCGTAGCGAACAATGGGCGCGTGGGCATCGGCGTAGCCCCAGACGCATCAGTTGCGCTGGCTGTAGATTCCACGGGAATTAAGTTTTCAGACAACTCGGTTCAAACAACCGCAGGGTTAACTGGAACTGTAGGTATTGCCAATGGCGGAACGGGGCAGACAACCGCAAGTGCGGCGATAAACGCACTATTGCCTTCTCAAGCTGGAAATAGCGGTAAGGTTCTTTCCACTGACGGAACAAATACGAGCTGGACACCTGCATTCAAATTCTCAAACACAAAAGTGGTTGGTGTTGACGCTGCAACCATTCAAGGATGCATTGACCTCGTTTCATCTCCAACAGCACTCACTCAGGTTCAAGTGCTAATCCCGCCTGGAGTGTACAACGAAAACCTCACGTTAAAGCCATGTGTGTCGCTCGCGTCAACGGGATTGAATAACGGTCAATCTTCGATTGTTAGGATCAATGGAACGCACACACTCACAGGCGGGACAAGCGCAGGTGATAACATCATCCAGCTCAATGGGCTTCGCATGGATTATAATGCGAGCACCTCTCCAACATTGACCATCAGCGCAACAGGTACAACTCCGCTGCTTGTACACATACAGGATTGCATGATTGGGAACTCAAATGCCAGCACTTCTTCTGTTGGCGTTTTGGTAAACCAATACTGCTCACTGAGATGCAACAACGTAAAATCGCTTGCAAATTCAACGTCAGGGTCAGGAGGGACGCACGTTGAGGTTAATGGAGGTACGTTCTATGGAGATCAATTCTCCACGGAGTACGGAACACTTGCGTTGCGGTTGAGCGGAACAGGTGGAGCCTTAAAACCGTATGCTGAGTTGAAGCAGTGCTCCTTGTCTTGCACGGGCAGTAATGTTGTGGACATCACCAGCACGACAGCATTGTTCTCTGCTGGATGGACGGGGTTCACAAACAACGCAACAACTGGAAACGGAATCAATATCGCGACAGGGTCGGTCATTGGTGTTTTCAACTCCGTATTTGTGATTACGGCGGGAGCGTCAAACTACGTTGTAACCGGAGCAGTTGGCGGCGTTTACTACTCGCTCAACAACAGTTACAGTAACGCAACTGGCGTTCCTTATGAGACGAAAGTCAACGCGAACATTTCGCAGTTTCTATACAGTTCAAGCATTCCAAGTGCAATTACCGCATTGACTGGCGATGTCACAGCCTCTGGAACCGGATCGCAAGCAGCTACAGTTGCTCGCATTCAAGGACGAAACGTCTCATCAACTGCCCCGACGAATGGTCAGGTTCTTGCATGGAACGGCACGGCGTGGACTCCAACAGCAGCAGGTGGAACAGGAACAGTTACAAGCGTTGGTGTATCAGGCGGAACAACTGGATTAACAACATCGGGTGGGCCTGTCACTTCATCTGGAACCATTACGCTTGCAGGGACATTAAATGTAGCCAATGGCGGAACAGGAGCGACAACAGCAAATTCCGCGCTTAACGCCTTGCTCCCCTCGCAAGCTAGCAACAACGGCAAGGTGCTAACGACGGACGGCGCGAACACTTCGTGGACTACGGTAGGAGGCGGGTCAGGCACAGTTACAAGCGTTGGCGTATCAGGCGGAACAACTGGATTAACCACGTCTGGCGGCCCTGTCACCTCATCTGGAACCATTACGCTTGCCGGAACGCTGGCACTTGCCAACGGTGGCACAGGCGCAACAACGCAGCCTGGAGCGGCCAATGCGGTATTGCCATCACAGGCAACCAACAGCGGCAAGTTCCTCACGACGGACGGGTCGAATGTATCATGGGCTACGGCAGGCGGTGGAGGGGGTGGGACTCCTGTGGATAGGCAGGTTTTCACCTCCAGCGGGACGTGGACGAAGCCAGCAGGGGCGAAGTACATTCAAGTCACGCTTATTGGCGGCGGCGGCTCAGGCGGGCCTGGAATAAGGCGTGTTGTTACGCCTACTTCAGCTTTAGCGCAAGGCGGATCAGGAGGTGCATCTGGACAAGTAATGAAGTCGCAATTTGCTGCAAGCGAACTTCCAAGCACAGTATCTGTAACAATTTCAACTGTTGCTCCAAAATATTATCCAGGGTATCTTTGCAATTTTTGGGGTGTGACTCAAGGAACAGCCGCATCTACAGCACTTTTTGGCGCGTTTATTAGAAATTCTACAGGTGCTAATCTAGGTAATATTGCATTTTTTAATTCAGCAACAACAGGAGGAGCAAGTGTGGGGTTTGATTCAAATGCAGGAGCAACGCCAGGCGGTTTGCCAACAGCTTCGGGAAGAGGCTCATCAGGGGGAATTGGAGGATTAAATACTGGGGCTGGAGCTGGAACTGTAAATTCTCTTTTTGGATTTGGGTCGCTTTCCACGCCGCCTCTTACGACACAACCATCCACAACAACAAACTTCACATCGCCACTTCCTACTTCGCCAATGCAAGGAACTGGAAGTTTTGGAGACAACCAATCATCTGGTGGAGCTTGTGGAATGTCTGTTGCAAATACTCTTTGCTTAGGAGGAAGCGCAGGGGATGGAGGAGGCTGGTTTCCTCCAGTGAATCTAACAAGCGTTGCAACAACAAGCGGATCGTCAACGGTAACTTGCGCTTCAACTACCGGACTAAATGTAGGAATGGCAATCATTCCCTCATCTGGATTTGCAAATCCAACAAACAGGCTTCTATACGTTGCATCAATTACAAATTCAACCACATTTGTAGTTTCGGCAAACGCAAATGCGACAACAAGCGGTCAAACAGCACTGGCAACTTGCGGATATGGAGGGGGAGGCGGCGGAGGTGGCTCCGCGCAAGCAAGTACTCCAATTCTAATCACTGGAGTCAATCTCACATCTGGTAGCACAACAGTTGACTGCACGTCTACAAGAGGCGTTCTTGTGGGCCTAACAATCTTCAACAACGCAAACATTCCAGCAGGCACAACGGTTGCATCGCTTGTTAGCGAAACGCAGTTCACCATTAGCGTAGCGGCAACTGGAAGCGAAACCGCAGGAAAGCTGGTTGTGGCTGGAGTCGGAACAATTAGCGGGTTTGCTACAACTAACAATTCAACCTCGGCTACAGTAACGTCAACGCTTGGAATGACATGGGGGCAAGCTCTTTGGGCGAGTAATGGAATCACCCCAGCCACAACGGATGTCGGATACAGGCACGTTGACGGGGTGTCTTCGGCAACGGCATTCACGCTGTCAACAACCGCATCGGCAACAGCATCTGGTCTAACACTTTATGCAATGAACTGCATTGGTTTCGTTGCGGGAGCAAGCACAACATTGGGGTCAAACATTGTTACCGTCTCCGATACAACCCCGCTTTATGTCGGGATGATGGTGTCTATTGTTTCTGCGGCAAACACTTGGTCTACAACTGCTGGGTCAACGACGGCCACATTAACAAATCCAATGCCAAATGCATTATTTAATTCAGTTTCGGTTTTGGGTGACGGAGTTAGCAGTAGGGTACAAAACGTTTTTACAGCATCATCAGGCTCGACATCAATAACGCTAAGTTCTGTTGCTACCGCAACTGTAACAAGTAAGCCGTTCTATTACACAAGCCCCAAAGATGAAATCATATTCCCTACTGCATCAGGCAGCAGGTCTGCAATGTCATATGCTAGAATAGTGTCTGTAGATAGCGCAAATAATCAAATAACACTAGACCAAAACGCGCTGCAAACAGTATCTGGTCAAACGCTTGCATACGCATTTACTGGCGGGGCAGGGGGAGGCGGTGGAGGTGCAGCAGTTGAAGTTGTAACATATTTCTAATATGGCTAATCAATGGGCAATCGTTAACAACGAAACATCAATCGTTGAAATGACAATACTGTGGGATGGCGTGACACCATACACGCCTCCAGAAGGAACCACGTTGTATGAGTTCCGATTCGATTACGAGGCAGGCGCAGGCTTTATCCGCAACGAAGACGGCAGTTACTCTCCTCCTCCGCAAGATGCCTAAATCAACCTCACTCTCGGTCGGTCGCGGTGAAAAGCTCCCTGTATCCAAGGGGGCTGGCTTAACAGCCAAGGGCCGCGCAAAGTACAACGCAGCCACAGGCTCCAAGCTCAAGCCTCCAGCTCCAAATCCCAAGACCAAGGCAGATGCGGGGCGCAAGGCTTCGTTCTGCGCGAGGATGAGCGGGATGCCTGGGCCTATGAAGGACGAGAAAGGCCGGCCTACGCGCAAAGCTGCTTCACTCAAACGCTGGAACTGCAAATGAAAAAGGGACTCTACGCAAATATCCACGCCAAACGCGAACGCATCGAAGCTGGCAGCAAAGAGCGGATGCGTAAGCCGGGCTCCAAGGGAGCGCCGACCGCAGCCGCGTTCAAGGCATCAGCAAAGACCGCCAAGAAGAAGTAAATGGAAGTACCGGTACTCAGCGGCATCTACACCAATGGAGCGAGCGACTTCCGTCGCAGCTACCCGCGCAACCTCGTACCGGTCATCCAACCAAACGGCATCAGCAACGGTTATCTAAGGCCGGCTGATGGTATCGTTCAGTTCGGCACAGGTCCAGGCGTTGACCGAGGTGGCATTGAGTGGAAAGGAACGCTGTACCGCGCCATGGGCACCAAGCTCGTCAGCGTGGATGTTCTCGGCGGCGTCACGGTGTTGGCTGATATTGGTGGGTCTGGGCAGGTCACTTTCGACTACTCAACAGACCTGCTTGCGGTGCTGTCAAACGGTACGTTGTACTACTGGAACGGCACGGTTCTAACCCAGCTCGCAGACGATCCTGAGCTTGGGCCGCTCATCGACTTTTGCTGGGTGGACGGGTACTTCTTCGTCACTGACGGCTACCTGCTGGCTATCACCAGCATCAGCGACCCAACGGTCATCTCGTACAAAGCGACCAGTGAGGCCGACCCGGACAGCGTTGTCTCCATTCAGAAGTTCAGGAACGAGGTCTATGCGGTTAACCGACACACCATCGAGCTCTTCAACAACGCGGGGCTTGCAGGGGACTTCCCGTTCGTGCGCGTTGAGGGAGCCCAGATACAGCGAGGGGGTGTGGGAACGTACACCTCATGCGTCTATCTGGATGCTATGGCATTCGTCGGAGGCGGGAGAAACGAGCAGGTCTCGGTATGGCTCGCGACTGGGGCAAACACGGTCAAGGTCTCAACCCGTGAAATTGACCAGATTCTGGCAAGTTACCCTGAAACTACTCTGGCTCAGATTGTCTGTGAAACGCGTCTTCACGATGGACTGAACCACCTGTACATTCACCTTCCTGACCGCACGCTTGTGTACGACGGCACAGCCTCGCAAATCGCCCAACAGGCCGTTTGGTTTGTGCTCGCAGACGGCATTGTTGGCAACAACGGCTACCGCGCACGCAACTTTGTGTACGTCTACGACAAGTGGGTGTGTGCTGACACCACAACGGCGAACCTCGGCTACACGGTAGACACCATCTCGTCGGTGTGGGGAAACCTGACCGGCTGGCAGTTTGAAACACAGATTTTCTACAACGAAGGTAAAGGTGCCATTTTCCATGAGATGGAACTTGTGGCACTTACCGGGCGGGTGGCGCTTGGCGTTGACCCAACCATCTTCGCAAGCTACTCAGCAGACGGTCTGACTTACTCGGTCGAACGCGGCATAAAGGCCGGTAAGATTGGCGACTACTACAAGCGCCTGACGTGGATGCGTAACGGTCGTATGGGAGATTGGCGGACGTACCGGTTCCGTGGGACGAGTGACGCGCATATGTCCATCGCACGACTTGACGCAAGGCTCGAACCACTTGTCTGGTAATGGCGAACCGCATCAATCTCAACCGAAACGACCTAGCAAAGTTCTTGCCTGATCAACGGGCAATCCGAGCTTTCGAGGAACTCTTTGCCAGCGTCCCTACAGCCACCGAAGCGAACGAGTTCGAGTCCGCCGGCGCTCAAGCAAATGCACAGCAGGCGCTGGACTCCATCGAACGCCTCTCAAGGCTTGTTGAACTATATGCCACAGCTCCCGCGCCAGAACCACTGCGCCAGCTTCGGTATGGCACCTTTTATGATACGACAACGCAAACGTCCACGGTCATAAACACGCCAAAGGCCGTCACATTCAACTCAACAGACTTGAGCTTCGGCGTGCGCATTGGAACGCCTGCAAGCCGCATTTACGTCGATTCTGAGGGCATATACAACTTCCAGTTCTCAATGCAGTTGGACAAGACCGCAGGAGGCGTCGGTTTGTTCTACCTGTGGGCAGCTATCAACGGCATTAACCAAGCCAATTCTGCAACGCAGATTCGCCTTCAAGGCAACAGCTCGGAAAGTGTTGCGGCATGGAACTTCGTGTATAGAATGAACGCGGGAGATTACCTTGAGTTTGTTTGGTCATCGGACGTGACAGACCTCGAAATCAAGGCTTTTACCGCAGCCCCACCGGTGCCTGGTATTCCGTCCGTTATTCTCACCGTAACAACTGTCCCGCTGTATGGCCGTTAACGTCAAAAACATCATCCCGCCCAAGCAGGCTGAGGCTTCGCAGACGACTCAGTACACGGCGTCTAATGCCAAGTGCATCATCGACAAGTTTACCGCTACGAACACTTCTGCCAGCAATGTGACGTTGTCGGTCAACTTGGTTCCTTTGTCAGCTTCCGTAGGTGACGCAAACTTGATTCTCGACGCCAGAACGATTTTTCCAAACGAGACCTACACTTGCCCGGAACTCGTCGGACAGGTTCTTGAAGTAGGCGGACGCATATCGACCCTAGCAAGCGCAGCCGTTTCAATCACCATTACTGCTTCGGGGAGGGAAGTGACGTAATGAGTGAAGAACTTTCAGTACCGGTAAACGATCAGATTGAGAGCCTTGAGAAGGAACTTCTCAATCTTCCACAGGTTGAGTGTCCGTTAAAACACAACTTTGCGCCTGGGGTCTATATGCGCGAGATAACAATGCCTGCTGGCAGTTTTATCATTGGGCACGAACATCTTACTGAGCATTTCAATGTGGTTCTTACCGGCAAAGCCCGAGTGATGATTGACGGCGTTATCGAAGACCTTGTTGCGCCGTGTTATTTCATCTCAAAACCCAATGTCAGGAAAGTGCTCTTCATTTTGGAAGAGATGAAGTTCGCTACCATTCATCCAACAGACGAGACCAGCGTTGAGGTTTTGGAGTCAACATTGGTGCGTAAAAGCAACTCTTTCATCAAGTTTGAAGAAGCAAAAGCTCTACTTGAAAGTTTAACCACTTAGGAGGATTAAAAAATGGCATTTGTAGCAGTAGGAACAGCAATTGCAGTAGGAGGAGGAGCGGCTTTAGCAGGCGCAGGCACGGCAGCAGCGATTGCCGCTGGGGTTGCGGCTGGTGGTGTTGGCGCAAGTATTTACGGACAAAAGAAGGCTTCTAGCGCAGCAAAGGCTGCTTCAGAAAGAGCAGCGGCAGCTCAGTTGCGAGGTCAAGACGCTGCTATTTATGAGCAACGCAGACAGTTTGATGCAATGCGGGAGATTCTCTCGCCATACATCAATGCTGGTCAGCCTGGGCTTACACAACCATATATCGGCGCTGGCCCTGGAGCGATTCAGCAAATGCAACGTCTAGCCGGTCTTGGTGGTGAGCAGGAGCGCCAAAGAGCCCTTTACGCTATTCAACAATCGCCGCAGTACAATCAACTCGCTGACATCACAAAAGAGAAAATTGATGAGCTTTATAGAACTAGAGAAAAACAAAGAGAAAAAATCAAAGGAGAAGATGCTTTAGCTGAGTTTGATTTATCGACTAATGCTGCTGCCAGAAACATTGAGGCCCAAGGATACGCGCAGCAACAGGCTCTATTTAAACCGATTCTTGAGGACAAGCAGTACGAACAGCTTGGCATCGAACAGCAACGTCAAGCTATCCAGCAGATTGAGCAGGGGCCGCTTTACCAAGAACTCGCCAAGCAGGGCGAGGAAGCGATTCTTGCAGCGGCGTCAGCCACCGGGCGGCGCGGTTCTGATGGCACTCAAAGCGCACTCGCACGGTACCGTCCGCAGCTTCTTAATCAGCTTATCGATCAGCAGTACGCACGTCTTGGTGGTCTCTCCAATGTAGGACAGGCAGCAGCGCAGAATATGCTTAACTTGGGTCAAGCGTCTGCGGCAGGACAAGCTGCTGGCGGCATCCAGTCTGGAAATGCAATTGCTGGTCTTCTATCGTCCCAAGGAGCAGCGCAGGCAGCTGGGATTCAAGGAGCAGCAGCGGCTCAGGCTGCTGGATATACTGGTATGGGGAATGCAATTGGAAGCGGATTCCAAAACTTTGCTCTGTTGAATCAGTTGGGAGGAGGAAGTGGACTTGGAACAGGAGGTTTTTATGGAACCGAGGCTGCGGCATTAAGCGCAGGAGGAGGAGCGCCAGTTGCTTACTCTGCACCAGGTGGCCCAGGCGGAAGTTCAGGTTGGTACATTCAAAGTTAATTCGTTATGGCCGATTTCAACTACAACATTCCAATTCAGCCTCCAAATCCAGGTCTGTTCGGAGGGAATCTGATTCAAGGGCTCTCAGCTATTGAGGGGATTAAGGCGTCTCGCGCCCAGCAGGAACAAGCGGCGCTTCTTGCCCCTTATCAACTTCAGGAAGCACAGCTTGCCATCAAGGCCAGAGAGCAACAGATGGCCCAGAGTGCCGAAGCAGCAGCGCGTGCGGCAAGAGGTGAGGCGCGTGCGGAAGATGCGTATCGAATGCAACTCAAGGCAGCTGAATCAGAGATTGCCAGAAGAGAGAAGGTTGCAACCGTGATGAACGAGTTTGCTACAAATGAAAACGCTGGGGCTGATGTTCTTGGAAGCATCATCGGGCTTACAAACGAGAACGAACGAAAAGCCCTTACAGATGCTGCAAGAATCAGGACTGGCAGGCTTTTTAAGAAGATGGATCCAAACAATCCTGATCCAGAATCTGTCCAGCAGATTGCCGAGTTGAATGCGTTGCTTCCCGTCGAGGAAGCGAAACGGTTTGATAACATCCTCAGCGCAATGCCAAACAAGTATCGCGATGGCGTTGTGAACACCATTGTTGAAGCCAGTATGTTCGGTCTGGCAAAAGACAACGAGCGAGCTTTCGGGGTGCTCAACGACCAGATTGAGGCTTTGAACAAGGATCCAAATCCAGTCTCAAAGCGCATGGCTAAAGAGCTTGAGGAGGTTGTCAAAAGACTTCCTGAAGACACTACACCTGCAATCTGGGCGAACATTGGATACATGAATCAATCCAAAACAGACCAGAAGAAAGCAGAAGGGTACTTGAATTTCTTGAAGGAACGCGCACCAGAGTCTCTCGCTGAGAAAGAAGCTGGGACGGCTGCAAAAATGGCTCAAGCAAACAGAGAGCAAGCCACTGGGAATCTGCCGGTTGCAGCAATGAAGATTGTTGAAAACGCAACCAGTCAATACGAGAAGATGCAGGAGTTGTCGAACAAGGCATCAATGCTTTCAGAAAAACTTTCTCAAATCGAAAGGCCAACCGGTAAACTTGGTGAAATCAAGAACTGGTTTAGCGTTTTGCTTGGGAATGAAAAAGACGTTGCTTCATTCACAAGAGATTTGAAACAACTTGTGAATCAGCAAGCTCTTACCGAATGGGCTAGTGTTGCAAAGGGGTCAATGTCAGACAGAGATGTTCGCGTTGCATTGAGTACTGTTCCAAGTGCATTTGGAAGCAAAGAGATATTGCAGGACTATCTCACATCTCTCTCAAACGCATCAAAACGGGCAGCGGAATTTCAAGGCGCAAAAGCTGATTGGGTTTCCAAGTTTGCTGGGAATGGGGCTGCTAAATTTGATACGGAGATTGGAGGCGTAAGTGTGGCTAAAGGTGAAACGCTACGCGAGTTTCAGACCAAACTGGCAAAGAACATTGTGGGAAAACAGGATTCCACTGAAGTTGGAACAGATCCTTTTTCAAGAGCAGCAGAATACCTTCGGAAAGGAGGTAAGTAGAAAATGGCAACGGTAGAAGATTTGGCGAAGGCGTTTGACCTTGCCAGAGAGAATGGAGATACCGAAAACGCGACTTACTTCGCGCAGGAATTGGTAAAATTCAAACAGGCTCAGGATCGCGCCCGTCAAGAAGCCGCTCTTCCAGCTGGAACATCCGGCATCGAGCAACCTCCGCAAGAACTCCAGCCGCAACCATTCTATGGTGAAGCCGCAAGGCAAGAGGCGAATCTGAACAAGAACGTACCGCGGGAACTCATCGCAGAACTTCGTCAGGCGCAGACCGGCGAGGCTCCAACCGCAACGGAAGTTGAGTCGTTCAAAAAGACAGCTGGCAGCAAGTCCACAAGGGACTTTTTCGACAACCTTGTAGCCAAAGGCGGCATCGACATCGCATCTTCGTTTGATCCACAAGCCTCGCCAACGCTTGCTGGCGCATGGGAGAAGTACAAGCAGGAGAAAGAGCCGAGTATGCTGGGGGCTGCGGCCCGCGGTGCTACCGAACAGCTTGTTCCAACAATTGGTGGGGCGGTTGGCGGATTCCTTGGCGGAACGATGGGGCCAGTGGGGGCAATCGGAGGCGCGGTTACCGGTGGCGCTGTAGCTGGCAAACTCCAGCAGGAGTTGCTGCCTGAAACAGAAGCACAGGCTGCGCAGCGGGCGTTTGATGAATCGCAAAGGCTGACATCGGCGGCACGCACAGTTGGAAGTTTTGCGCCATCCCTGACGATGGGTGTTCCCTCTGTAGGCAAACTTGCAAATGTGGCTGGAATGGGAACTCCGCAGGCCGTAGGAGCTGCCAGAAGATTGATGGCTCAGGAACTTGCCATTGGAGCAGCTGCCGGTGCTGCCGGTGGCTTTGCTTCAGCGGCGCTGGACGGCAGACTCCCATCTGGACAGGAAATCCTCAATGGCGCCATTGAAAGCGCCGCACTTGGGGCTATGACGCGTCCAACGGCTCTTGGACGAGCGATAATGACGCCCAGAGCGCAGCGCACCGATATTGCCGCCCGCGAGTCTGCGCAGCGCACCATGCGCGAGTTCGCCGGTGCAACCGCGCAAACGCCACAGGAAGTTCCGCAACGCATCGAAGCAGCTGCCCGTGCAATCGAGACAGGAACAGCAACGAGTCCGGGCGCACAACTTTTCGCTGGCGAGGTGTCAGGCAACGAAGGTCTGCTTGGGCTTCAGGAAGCCCTTGTAAACTCGCAGGAAGGGGCCAGACTTCGCGAAGTGCGTCAGCAGTCACGGGCAGCAATTGCACGCGATTTAGGGCAAGCCTTGGCGCCGCAAGGGGCAGCTGGCATTCAGGAAGCTCAGGCGGTTATCCAGCAACAGCATGACAATCTGATTCGCGCTGCTGAAGCGGCCCGTGAGAATGCTATTGCAGCCGGTAACCAGCGGGCTTTGGCTGCTTTTGAGGAAGCTGTAGCGCAGTCCAGACAGAACTTTGCTGATGCGGAAAACGGTCTTCTCAACGCAGAGACCGCTTTGGCCGCTAGCAGGGCAACGCTTGAGCGCACGCTTGGACAGTTCGCACAGGCGCAGCAGGGGCGCTCGCGTGCAGACTTTAGCAGAACGGTTGAGTCAGTTCTTCAACGCAATGCCGCTGAAGAAAAAGCTCAGGTTGACAGAGCGTATGGTAGAGCAAGGGAAGAAACAGGTGAGCTTGCCGTCAACTTCACCAACACCATCGATGCTCTAACAAGAGCGCGTCGGCAGGCTGGAATTGGCAGACTTCCAGGGCACATCGAGCGGATGCTTGATGCATACGTTGACAACCCTGAGCCTAACAGACAGCTTCGGGTTGAGGACATTGATTCAAACTACCGGAACATCTCTGGCGAGCTTTCAGACACAGACAACCGCACGTTCAAGGGATGGCTTCAGCAGGTAAAGGACGCTCTTCGCGCTGACTTGGAGTCTGCTGGAAGAGCGTCAGAGTTGTTCCGTGATGCCAACAGGCTCTACTTTGAGTACGCACAGCGGTACATCGACGGGCCTGCGGCTGGCGTTGTGGCGCCTGAAGCCAGCAAGACCACCGTCAACAGCAAGACCATCGACGCCTACACCAAAAACGAGGAGTCGCTCTTGCAGCTTCGCAACTCAGTCAAAGGTGATGCAAACGCGCTCAACTCCATTAACCAGTGGTTTGTTGACAAGTTCGCTGAACAGGTCGGCGCATCTCCGACCACAACCGCCATGGACAACTGGGCCATGGATCAGAAGAACCGCGACTTTGCTAGAGTGTTCCCTGAAGCGATGCAGGCAGTGCGTGACGCGCAGGCCGGTGTTCGTCAAGCCAGAGCAGGCGTTGAGGCGGCTACTGAAGCAAGAGGCGCCGCCCGCGAGCAAGTTGGCGCAATGCGTCAAGAGAGGACAGCGCAAGAGACCGGTGCAAGACAGCGTGAGATTCAGGTTGAGCAAGAGCGAAGAAGAGCTGCGCGTGAAACATTCAGAACCGAACAGGAACGCATCCAAGCCAACGCAGCAAACCGCATCCTTGGACGTTCAGTCCAGTCTGCTGTTCAGGCAGTGTTCGATTCACCGAATCCTCCTCAGACAGCTGCAGCCTTAATGCGAGATTTGCGCGGAAATCCAGAAGCAATACAAGGCTTCAGAAACGCTGTAAGCAACTATCTCAATGATCGCTTTCGCTCGAGCACGCGAGTTGAGACGACGCTCAACGCTGAAGGCCCAGTAACCATGGAGGAGTTTGCTGGTTTGGCTGGACGCATGAATGATTTCCTCACGCAAGGAGGAGAGCCTAGACAGGTGCTTGAGACGGTTTACGGAGCAAACTCCAGAGAGATGCGTGCGCTCGACATCATCCGGCGTCAGTACGAAGTCATGGCGCGAGCCGGTAGAGCAACTGCCGGTCAATCCCAAACAGCACTGCGCACCTCCCTCAAGGACTCGCTTTCCGAAATCAACAAGAACAACGCTCTTGGAGCACTGCAACGCATTGCAACAGGCATGGGCGCAAATGAGGTGTCAGCGGTCAATAAAATCTTCGGTTCGATTGCAAATCTGCTTACAATGACCTACAGGGGTGATTCCTCAAGAGCCGCGCTGCAAATCCTTGCTGAAGCCCAGACAAATCCAAGACTTGCAGCAGAGCTTCTCAGAGGAACCAACGCGGATACAGTCAGGAACCTGCGTCCGTATGTGAAGTTCTACGCCCAAAGAAAGTTTGAGGAAAAGAAGTAAACTGCCATGGCCTACATCGTCTCTCCATTCACGACCTTCGCTGATACAGACGGCTCACCGCTCAACAACGGTTACGTCTACATCGGCACGGCGAACTTGAACCCAATCACAAATCCCATCTCGGTGTACTGGGACGATGCGCTTACCCATCCAGACGCGCATCCTCTCCGGACGT